CTTAGATAGGGTTAGAGGGGCTTTATAGTTTAGTATTTTTGAAACTGTTCCTTTTGACCCTAGATAAGGCTGCATATCTTTATGCGTGAGATTGTGTTGCTCCATGTAGAACCGAATAATCTCAATAGGATCAGCTTGATGTACTTCTGTACATTGCGATTCATAATGATCCACCAAGACAGAAAGCAAGTCAAATTCGTCGGCGGCGTCTCGGTTTGTTTCTAGATCCAACTCTGCCAGCTCAAGAAGACGCTGCATTGCTTGTTCGTGCTGTTGTTCTGTTTTAATGAGTTTAATCATAGTTAACCTTTTTTGGCCTCTTTTCTTAAATTAAGTTTATCGTACTCTGAGTGAGTATAGATGCCTTTTATTATCATAATATTTTGGGTAAAAACGACTTTAACAAAGGTTCTGTAATTGTTTCCACCTATATCAAAAACATAGTGATTATTGGCTATGTAATCTACATTATTTATACCAAATAGATTTTTAAAATCCTTGTCTTGAGTAAAATTATTGTGCTTGATGAGAGTCATCCAGCTTGAGAGTGACGATTTAGCGTTGTCGTGTTTCACTATGAACTTATCAAGCAAGGTTCTATTTAGAATTTTCATTTAGCCTGCCATTATACAGAAAGTTTCCCAAAAGGAAACTTATAACAAAGTAATTATTATAAATAGACAATATCCAGTATCAATTTCTATAGTAATACTGAATACCAAAAAACTTTCCCAAGTACTGATATATCTTGTAGATCTGCTGTTTCGTCAGGGTGTTCTTCGCTGTTATAACTACGGATTTTCACTTGTTCGTTTGGCATATTGTAAAGTAGTTTTATGCGCAATAAGCCACCATGATTTATTGCGTATATTTTCCCATCTCGGATTGTTTTATTGCCAAGATCAATACCAACTGTTGTTCCATCTGGGATAACCGGCTCCATTGAATTTCCGTCGGCAATCACACATACCGCGTTTTCGTACTGTACGCCTTGTTTGCGCAGTGTTGCTTTGGAAAAACGCAATTTGAAGTTGTTATAGTCTGCTATGTCATCAGCAAAGCCGTTTCCGGCAGCAAACCTAACATCTTGATAAAAAGGAACTGCGTATTCATCACTATTTAGTGGAGTATTGCGATCCCATAAGTCAAATGAGCCGACATCTTTCACATTAGAAGTTACTTGATTTTCTAAAGAATCAGTTGTTCCGTATTTTAAATTAGCTGGGCTAACTCCAAAGTACTTTGCCATAGCTTCAATTTTATTATCTCTCGGGGTTGCAGTACCCAAAGTGTAACGTCTAGCCATTTCATAGGTTACGCCAATAGCTTGTTGTAAATCCACAATAGTCCTGCCTTGTTTAGCCATTAATTCATTAAGTCGGCTTGCGAAATCTGTCATAAACCCTCCTTTATTCTACTAAAGGTAGAAGATACAAAATTAAAATAGTTGATTCAATTCTATTTTTAGTAGTAGAATTGCTCTACTTTAAATAGAATGGAGAGGTTAAAATGCTACCAATCGAAAAAGCTTACGAAATCGTGGGCGGCATTTCGGCTATGGCTCGACATTTCAATCTTACCCCTTGGGCTGTTTCCAAGTGGCGTGAAAAAGTTCCTGCGGAACGTTGTGCAAAGATTGAAGAGCTTACCGCTGGAAAAGTTAAGAAATCCGACTTGCGCCCTGATTTATGGGACTAATTTACCAACCTTTACCAAAAAGAAAACCATAAAAAACGGAAAGAAATTATGGGAATGAAGAAAGTCATTATCGAAATGATAGAGAAGATACCGGGCGGTAAAAGTGCGGTTGCTGGATTTCTCGGATTTTCGGAAGCTGAGCTAAATAACCGCTTGTATCAAACGAAAGGACAACGTTTTAAGAACGAAGAATTGATCTCACTGCAACTTGAGTATGGCTGCACTGATTTTATTGAGGAGCTTTGCCGAAATGCCGGCGGTCGTTTTGTCCCGGATCCAATAGCAAGCGAATTGGATGTGGTAGAGATTTCAACTCTACAGTTACATGAACTATCCGTGCGCGGATTGTTGTTTGAGGCATTGGAAAGTGCATTAGCTGACGGCGAAATCACAGCTGATGAAGAAGACGTAATCCGCAAATTATTAAACAAACATTTAGCGGCAACGCAACACTCTGTCGAGTGCGTAATCTCGCTAAATAAACGGCAATAAAAAACCACCGTACCAGCGGTGGCTAATTAATTAACAAATTAACGAGGTAAATTATGGCAAATCTAATTCAGATTAGCAATAGCAAAATCAACAATTCCGAAGTTAAAACGGTAAACGCGAGAGAATTACATCAATTTTTGGAAGTAAAAAGCCGTTTCAATGACTGGATTAATAATCGTATTCGTGATTTTGGATTTCTTGAAAATCAAGACTTTGTAACGGTTACTAAAAATTTAGTAAGCGGTGGGAGCCAAAAAGAAATCTACCTTTCCATTGATATGGCAAAAGAATTATCAATGGTTGAGCGAAATGAAAAAGGAAAACAAGCCAGACAATATTTTATTGAGATGGAGAAAGTGGCGAAATCTACTGATCCTATGATGCTATTAAACGCCCCAGTTTACTTACGTGGCGCGCTTGCAACGTATTCTGAAAGGGTGATCGAACTTACCCCAAAAGCGGAGGCTTTCGACCGTTTAGCAACTAAATCTGAGGGCGCAATGAATCTCACTAATGCCGCTAAGCACCTGCAAATGCAACCGAGAGCATTTAATCAATTTTTATTTGCTAACGGGTGGATTTACAAACGTACTATTGGTTCCGCTTGGATTGCTTATCAAGACAAATTACAACGCGGTTATTTAGAGCATAAAGCGCACCCTGTCACACAATCTGACGGAACTGAAAAAATCTACCCTCAAGTATTAGTGACGGCAAAGGGTTTGGCGAAATTATCCACGATGTTAAATAAGGCGGTGGCGTGATGAGTTCTAAATTATTAGGTCACGTTTGGGATCTGGATTTACCGGATCATGCGACAAAATTAGTATTGCTCCGCCTTGCTGATAGCGCAAATGATGAAACAGGCGAATGCTGGCCATCACTTAAGCACATCCAAGACAAATGCAACATTAAATCAAAAAACACGATCAGAAGAGCTTTAGAAATCCTTGAGCAACTAGGATTAGTAGTAGTCATTAAAAGAAAACTAACCGCCACTCAAAATACTTCAAATTTGTACAGATTGAACATTAAAAAAATACTCAATCCTAGCTTTGAACTAGGTGGTTCAAATTCTGAACTAGGTGGTTCAAATTCTGAACTAGGGGGTGGTTCAAATTCTGAACCCAGAACCAATAACTCTTTTGAACCAATTAATGAATCTATTTCTACGTCGGGAAAAGATTTCCCTCCGGCGAAAACGGGAAAGAAATTTGTTTACACCGACGATGACTTGAGGGCGGCTAATTGGATTTTCGGTCTGATTAAAAATTTGAGCCCTAACGTTAAAACACCTGATTTTGCGAGTTGGGCAAATGAAATCAGGCTCATGCGGGAACGAGACGGCAGATCTCACAAGGACATTTGCGAATTGTTCAAATGGGCTAATCAAAACGAATTTTGGGCATCGAACATCCTTAGCCCGGCGAAGTTACGGGAAAAATGGGATCAGCTTGAAATCAAACGCAACGCCAGCCCAAATGTTAAGCGCAAAGAATCTTTTGCCGAGAAAAACTCAAGTGATTGGTCAAGCCCTGAAAAAATGGCGGGGGTGTTTTAATGAATCAATTAACAACTCAACAGCCAGTCGGCGCAAGACGTGTGCCGGAGCAGGCTCGCCAAATGATCGACAATATTTTTGAGAATCTCACTGCAAGTTGCCCTTCCTTGCTGACGATTAGCAAAGAGCAGCTGGAAATATTCAAGCAGCAATGGATTTTAGGCTTTGCCGAAAACGGGGTTAAAACCTTTGAACAAGTCAAGCGCGGTATGGCAGTAGCACGTGCAAAACCAAACGGTTATTTGATAAGCGTAGGAGAATTTGTGAGCTGGTGCAACGATATTGACTATCACGCTTTAGGGTTGCCGACCGAAGCCGAGTTAATCAAGCGCCTGAAATCATTTTGCGGTTATGCAAGATACGACGAGCATAAATTCAAATACCGTTCAAAAGCGGAATACTGGCTGTTATCAACACTGCATAACAAATACTGGAACAGACGCGAAGAAGATTTGTTAAATGCGGCACCTAAAGCGCTTAAAGACGCAGCCGAGAAAGTCAAAAGCGGCTATGAGTTCCCAGAAATTCCGGTGGCGATTGAGCATAAATACACGCAGCTATCACAAGAAAAAACATTAGCACACATTGCAAGTTGCAAGGCAGTATTGAGGGGGAGGCAGCATGGCTAAACTCACTATAAACGACCTAGTAGAACAAGGTTACTACAAAGATTTTGCGAGTATCACAAAAGCGCTTGGAGTA